CACGTGATCTTGCGCGGCGGCCGCAGCGGCCCGGGCGTAGACGTAGCAGTCGAGCGCCTCATTGCGCTCGCGCATCTTTTGCCACTCACGCACCGGAAATCCGTTGCGGTCGCGGCGGGTGACCAGTTGTTCGGCGCAGAGCTGCTGGATGAACTCGGCGTCGATCTTGGGCAGATGGACGAACCCGGCTGGAAACACCGGCGTCACACCATCCTCGCCCACATCCGCGCTCTTGCGCAGGTTGTTGTAAAGCTCCAGTTTGGCGATGCCAACCGCCACGCTGTAGACCTTGATGCCCCGGCGTAGCTTCTTGCCGGCCTGCGAGACATCGACCGCGGTCGGCGTGCCAATCAGCGCCGCGCCACGCGCGACACCCTTCACCGCCATCACGCGCGGATCGCGGCAGGACCGCACAAAGGCGTAAGCCTCCTGCGTGGCAAAGCCCGTATCCAGCGCGAAGCGCGCCAGCGGCATCTGGGCTCCGCCCGCATGCGTCCAGGTCTCGGCCAGCATCGCGGCCAGCGCCTTCCAAACCCCGTCCCGGGCGGTATCACCCATCAGCACGCGGTGCTCCACCAGCCACGAGGCCTTGCCCCGGCCGAACGCCCAGATCGATGCCTCGATGCGGTCCTTCTGCACGTCGGCCCCGCCGACCAGCAACAGCCCGCCCTCAGGCACCCGGCCCAGCGGATAGTCCTCCCGGCGCTCGACCAGCCGTTGCCAGTCGGGCGCTTCGCCTTCCTCGACCCAGGTCTCGCCCAGCTCGGTGTTCTTGAAGGTCTTGATCGCCGCGGACGAGCCCGACTCCTTGTTGACGGCGGCCTCCCACGCGGCCGCAATGTCACGCCACGAGCGCCAGCCTACCGGGCTGTAGAGCGACGATAGGTGGAAGCCTGCCGTCTTGGAACCGTTCTGCGGGGCCATCGCACGCCACTCGCCGTGTGCCAGCATCCAGGTCTTGTGGTGCTCGGCAATCGCCTTATCGCAGGCTTCGCAGATGTAGACGGCGGTCTGCGGTTGCCCCTTGTCCCAGCGCAGCTGCTCGAAGCGCAACCATTGCGAATGGTTGCAGTGCGGGCACGGCACGAAATAACGGCGCTGGTCACTGGCCTCGTATTCGCGCTCGATGGCCGAGGCCCCCGAGATCGTCGGTGTCGAGACGATGAAGATCTTGCGCCGGGCAAAGGTGCGCGTGCGCGCTTCGGCCAGCGAGATCGCATCGCCCTCCCCCTCGACGTCCAAGGGATAGCCGTCCACCTCGTCGAGAAACAGGTAGCGCACCGGCATTGAGCGCAGGCCCACGGCGCTGTTGGCCCCGGTCATCACCAGCACGCCGCCCCGGAACTCTTTGGCCAGAATCGTGTTACCGGAATCCCGGCTGCGCGCCGGGGCGATCCGCTCGGCCAGCACGCCCGACTCCTCGATCAGCGGGTCGATGCGCTGCTTGGAGTTGCGCTTGGCCATCTCCACCGTCGGCCAGACCGCCATCATGGGCCCGGGCGCGTGGTGGATGACGTAGCCGATCCAGTTCGAGCCCATCTCGGTCGCGCCCAGCTGCGCCGCCTTCATGAACACCACGCGCTCGACCGGCGAGGTCGGTGACAGGCAATCCATGATGGCCTTCAGATACGGCGTGCGGCTGGTACGCCAGCGCCCCGGCTCAGCCGAGGCTTTGCTGGACAGCACGCGATGGCGGTCGGCCCACTCCGAGACCGTCAGCAACGGATCCGGTGTCAGCCCCTCGCGCCAGGCGCGTTCGATCTCTGCGGCGCCTTCGTAGTCGTCGATCATCCGTGCACACGCGGGCGCAGTTCGCCCAGTTCGGTCAGGTGCTCCCGTACCGCCTCCTCCAGCGCGATGTGCATCGCGTGCGGGTCCACGCCCAGGATGGCGGCCATCTGCGCGGAGATGCGTGCAGGCCAGTTCAACCACGCATCGCGCTCGGTGCGGGCCAGTTTGAACACATGCGCCACGGCCTTGGCGCGATCCACCAGTTCCTCTTTCTTCTCGGCCAGCTCCACCTGCTTGAGCTTGGCCTTGAGCACCTCGTTGACCGTGCGGGCCTGCAGCAGCGATGTGCCCCCGGTCGACAAGGGCGCACCTGCGGTATCCGGCGCCGACGTGGGGCGGCCCTTGGCGGCGTGGGCGGGTGCTGCGGCAGCGGCCTTGCGCGGCTGCAGGGTGTTCTGAGCCCACTGCGCATCCGCCGCGTCCGGATCAATCGTGCCGTCCGGCAGCGGGGTGATCCGCCCGGTGTCGATGGCCTTCTTCACGGCCACGTGCGACACGCCACGGTGGCGCGCGTAGGCGCGAATGGAGAGTCCCATCGTCACCTTCAATCATTTGTTCGTCATTCCTGCGGATTGCGCTTGGCTTCCATCGGGAATAGCGCGTTCATCACGTCACCCCAACCACCCATCGAGAGGACACCCGATGAACACCACGCCCCCCGACACCCTGGCCACCAAGCTCGCCGAGGCCGCCTTGACGGTGCTGGTCCGCACCTGCCGCACGGAGGTCGCCACTGCCAGCCGCGACGAGCTCGAAGCCGCCTGCGCGGCCATGCGCGCCAAGAGCCGTGCGGTGATGGCGCAACTGCTCGACGACGCACGTGCTGCGCCCTGGGTGGCCGAAGCCGCCTTCCACGCAGCCGCGCTCGATCTGGCGCAGGCCGGCATCCGCGTGTTGCGCAAGCGCTGACGTGCACTGCGAAGCCAGGCAGCAACGCTTGGCTTCAGTCCCGAACAGCGCGTTCATCACATCGTCATCCACCAACACCGAAGGAGCAGCAAATGACCACCACGCAACTCACCCCGGCCCAGCACGCCATCCTGGCCAAGGCCATCCACACCAGCGGCGGCAAGATCACCTGGTTCCCCGACCACATCAAAGGCGGCGCACGCAAGAAGGTGCTCGACGGGATGTTCAACCGCGCCTTGATCGCGCCTGACGGCGACGGTTGGTGCGTCGCCGCCGAGGGCTATGACGCCCTGGGGATGAAACGCCCCCACATCAACACCAAGCCTACGTCGACGTTCGAGGCCAAACTCGACGCGATCATTGCCAACGCCGAAGCGGCGCAGGGCGCGCCTGACGCCACCGCAGCACCGCAGACCACCGACGCCGAGTTGGAGGCCGACGTGGCCGCGTGCGAGGCCGAGTGGGCCAAGAATGCGACGCCAGCACAGGCCAAGCCCCGCACCCGGGACAACAGCAAGCAGGCCGAAGTGATCCGGATGCTGCAACGCCCCGAGGGCGCAACCATCGGCCAGATCTGCACCGCCACCGGCTGGCAGGCGCACACCGTGCGCGGCACCTTTGCCGGCACCTTCAAGAAAAAGCTCGGCCTGACCATCGTCTCGGACAAGCCACAGGGCGGCGAGCGGGTCTACCGCATCGCCTGATCAAAAAGATCGAGAAAGCCGCCAAGCGGCGCTTGGCTTCTCCATCGAACAGCGCGTTCATACAGGTGTCGCAACGATCAACCAAGGAGCAAAAAGATGACCACCCAGCAAACCCTCCACGCCAAGGTCACCGACACCAATCACAACGCCCGCGGCACGATGACGATCAAGGTCGAGTTCGCAGAGGGCGCCCCGCTCACCGTCTGGCACGAGGGCCAACGCTACCTTGCCACGGGCAAGCAAGGCACCCACCGCAAGACTGGCCTGCCGGTGGCCGAAATGGCCACCGACCAGGACGCACGCCTCTGGATCACCCTTGACGGCATGCAGGTCTGGGAAGACTGAGCTCTCCAAACAACACGGCATCCCTCACGGGATGCCTTATCTGACGGGCGATGGGCTTTGTGATTCACTGCGAAATCATCGAGGACTTGCTCGCGGCCTGATCGAACGCCAGGCCATCTGACTCTCGGGTGGCCTGCTTGCCGGTAAAGTCCTGCCAGCGGCGCACGATCACATCCACATACTTCGGGTCGAGTTCGATCAGCCGTGCGATGCGCCCTGACTTCTCGGCGGCGATCAAGGTCGTGCCCGAGCCGCCGAACGGGTCGAGCACGACGTTGCCGGGCCGGCTCGAATTACGAATCGCCCGCTCGACCAGTTCCACCGGCTTCATCGTCGGGTGCAGGTCGTTCTTCTGCGGCTTCTTGATCTGCCAGACATCGCCCTGGTCGCGGTCGCCGCACCAGTGACGTTGCGCGCCCTCGGGCCAGCCGTACAGGATCGGCTCGTACTGGCGCTGGTAGTCGGCACGTCCCAACGTGAAGGTGTGCTTGGCCCAGATGATGAAGGTCGACCAGTGGCCACCGGCGGCGCGGAAGGCGGCCTGCAGCACATCCAGTTCGCTGGAGGACATCGCCACGTAGATCGCACCCCGGCAATGGGCGACGGTCGGCGTCAACGCGGCCAGCAGGAAGTCGTAGAAGCCATCGCCCAGGTTGTCGTTGAGGATCGCGCGATCCTTGCCGCGCATCTTGTCCTTCGCGCTGTTGGCGTAGTTGACGTTGTAGGGCGGGTCGGTGAAGACCATGTCCGCCGAATCGCCCTGCATCAGCCGCTCGTAGCTGTCGGCCACAGTCGCATCGCCGCACAGCAGTCGGTGCGGGCCCATGATCCAGACATCACCCGGACGCGAGATCGGTGTCTCGCTGACCTCGGGCACCGTGTCCTCATCGGTCTGCCCCTCGGTCGTCGTCTCCTCTGCGGCGAGCAGGTCGGCCAGACTGTCGGCGTCAAAGCCGGTGATGTCGAGATCAAAGCCTTCGCTTTGCAGGGCTTCCAGTTCAATCCGCAGCATTGCCTCGTCCCAGCCCGCGTGCTCGGCGATGCGGTTGTCCGCAATGACCAGCGCACGGCGCTGGGTTGGCGTCAGGTGATCGAGCACGACCACCGGGACCCGTTCCAGCCCGAGTTTCTGGGCGGCGGCGAGCCGCCCGTGCCCGGCAACGATCACGCCGTCGCTGCCGGCGAGGATCGGATTGGTGAAGCCGAACTCGGCAATCGAGGCGGCGATCTGCGTGACCTGCTCATCCGAGTGGGTGCGCGCGTTGCGGGCATAAGGCAGCAGCTTGTCCGTCGGCCACTGCTCGATCTTGTCGGCCAGCCAAGACACCGTCATGCCGCCACCTCGGTTGCCGCCAGTCGCTCGGCCGCGACCTCGTCGAAGGACTGACCGGTCGCAAGCAATGTGACAGGCACGTCCGGATAGTTCTGCTGGAAGCGCTTGATGGCCACATCCACGTACTCCGGCGCGATCTCCACGCTGCGGCAGATCCGACCGGTGCGCTCGGCCGCCAGCATCGTGGTGCCGCTGCCACCGAAGGGTTCGAACACGAGGTCACCCGGGTCCGTGTAGGCCTCGATGACAAACTGCGGCAGCGCCACCGGGAACACGGCCGGGTGGTCGATCCCCTGCCCGATCTTGCCCTTGTGGCGCATCACGCGGATCACGCTGTCGGGGATGCGGGTGTCTTGCGTCGGCAGCCCCTTGTGCGTCCAGCCGCCCACCTCGCCATCTTTGCCGCGCATGGCCGTCGCCGACCCATCGGCGCGCAGGTGGGTGTCTTGGCCGGCGTGCTTGCAGGGCACGATCTTGTTGGGCTTGCGGCTGGCGCGGTTGAAGTGAAAAACGAACTCGAAGCTCGGGGCGAGGCGGCCTGCCCAGTCGCCAGGCATGCCCGGCCCCTGATCCCAGACGTACCACGCGAAGCGCCGCCAGCCTTGGCTGCGCATCCAAGAGAGCCAAGCATCCCAATACGGGATCACCTCGTTGTCGCGGTGGATGAGGCCA